TATAATCGAAAAACTAATATTGTAAATATTTTGAAAGGTTCGGATGAATACGAAGTTTTACATGAATTAGCACATGTAATTGAAACTAAATTAAATTTGTATAATGATATAACTTTCATAAAGATATTGGAAAATAAGATAAATGTATATAACCCATTTTCGATAAAGACGGACACTTCATATTCCTTAACAATTGATATTATAGAATCTGATAAATTTATATCAAAGTATCAAGGTAGAATTTATGAATATGACAGTAATGGTGATTTTAGAATCGATTATACGAGTGGAAAAATAAATGTAAAGGCACTAGGTGAATATTTCGCAGAAGGATACAAAGAATACTTTAGGAATGCTGATAATTTAAAACGTAAAGATATAGACTTATACAAGTTTATCGAAAGGTTGATAAAATGATAAAAGAAAGAATTAAGGAAGAGTTGTTGAAAACAAAAACACTAAATGAATTTAATAAAATATGCATTGAAAACAAAATTGATTTTTTTAAAGATTTAGATAGAGATTTGCAAAAATATTATGAAACATTAGGCAATGGTGGTTCTGCATATAATCATGAAGATCCACGAAAATTTTTTAAATAAATTATAAAATATAGAAATTAGACGTTCAGAAATGAATGTCTTTTTTTATGCCCTGGATATGGCTTAAAACTGTCCACTTACCCTTTTTTAAATGTCTAGGGTATAAAGAAAACGTAACCCACGTACTTGGAGGGCAAGTATAAAAACCTATTGGGAGAAGAAAGGATGATTTTAAATGATGGAATGGTTAAAGGCTTTATTAGAAAAAGCTGAAATCAAAGATGGTGTTTTAGATATTGATAAATTAATGTCGACAGTCAATACTGAAGCTCCAAAAAATGTAATGTCTAAGCAGGAATATAACAATATTAATGAGCAACTTAAGACTGCAAATAAAACTATTGATGATTTGAAGAAAAATAATAGTGATAATGCAAGCTTACAAGCAAAAATAAGTGAACATGAAGAAACTATTAAAACAATGAAAACAAGTTATGAAAAAGAAATTGCAAAAATGAAAAAAGAAAGTGCAATTAAAGATTCCTTGAGAAAACTTAATGCAAAACATGAAGAGTTATTATTAGGAAAATTTAATCTTGATAATATTCAAATAAATGCTGATGGTAGTTTTAGTGGGTTAGAGGAACAAACTAAAAAAATGCAAGAAGATTATAAAGATTTATTTGAAGAGACTCAAGGGAAAGATGTAAAGGGCTTGAAATCTCATGATGCTCAAGGAAAAGATAAGCCAGATGTTACAGTTAGTCAAGGTTCAAATTTTGCAAAAGAATTGAATGCAAGTGGTAAAAACACAGAAAGCAAGTTTTTTAATTAAAGGAGGAAAAAATTATGTACGTTAAAAGTGAAAGTGTAAATGAAATTAATTTTTTAGCATCAGCAAAATATCAAAATTTCACATATCAAGTAGATGATACTGATATTGCTGTAGATGCAAATGGTAAAAAAGTTGTTAAAGCAGGAACTGTTTATAAAAAAGATGGTAAAGCTATTGGTTTAGTCTTTTCTGATGTAGATGTTACATACGGACCTCAACCTGCAGCAATAATGGTAGAAGGTTATGTTTTAGAAGCTAGATTACCTGAAACAGTTGCTGATGAAGATAAAACAGCAATGACAGGAATTAAATTTAGATAAGAAATGAGATAGCTTTTTGCTATCTTTTTTTATTACAAAAAAATGAAAAGGAGATGTTTTAATATGCCTAACGTATTAGAGTTATTTAATCAAAAAGAAATATTAAATTATTTAAAGGATAGAGAATATCCTGCTATGCTTGGAGAAGAATTATTTCCAGAAGTAAAAAAGCAATCTTTGGAATTTGATATGTTAGCTGAAGGAAGTAAAACACCAGTTATTGCTTCTGTTCATGGATTTGATACAGAATCAGAAATTGGGCAAAGAGAAGCTAATAAAAAAGCTCTTGAATTAGCTTTAATCAAAAGAAAAATGCAATTAAAAGAAAAAGAAATTATTGCATTAGAAAATCCAAGAAATGATGCTGAGAAAAACTATTTAATGAAAAATGTATATAAAGATATAGATAATTTAGTTGCAAGTGTTAAAGCAAGAGTTGAAGCAATGAGAATGGAAGTTATTGCAACAGGTAAAATCACTTTAAATGAAAATAATTTAGATGCTGTTATTGATTTTGGTGTACCAGCAGAAAACAAAGCGGTTGTTGACTGGAGTGCAGAAAACGCAAATCCAATTAATGATATGCTTGCTTGGAAAGGTCAATTAGATACTATTCCAGCAAGAGTATTAACTTCTAGTACAGTATTAGCTAAAATATTAGCTAATAAGAATGTTGTAAATGCTTTATTTGGAAAAGATTCTACAAGAATTGCATCAGTAGGTGAGTTAAATAACTATTTAACACAATTAGGATTACCAAAAATCTATACATATGATGCAAAATATAGAAAATTAGAAGCAAATGGAACATATAGTAAACATAGATATTTCCCTGAAAACGCATTTGTAATGATGCCAGGTGAGGAATTAGGAGAAACTATTTATGGATCTACTGCTGAAGAAATAAGATTACAAAGAGATCCTTCAATTGAAATGGATTTAATTGGTAATATATTAGCAATGGTTTATGAAGAAGGAAATGATCCAGTTAGCACATGGGAAAAAGCTGTTGCTACAGCATTACCAGCTTTAAAATGTGCTGATGAATTATTCCAAGCAACAATTACACTTTAAAAAATAATAATAAGTAGAGGCTCATATAATGTGAGCCTCTAAATTCGTTTTTAGGAGGTTTTTATATGAAGAAGGTAAAATTAATAGGTCCAGGGTTAAAACTTAATAATTCTTGGAAATGGTGCGGAGATATAGTAGAAATTACTGATAAAGAATACGAAAAAAACAAAAACTTTTTAGAACTATTAGAAGATATTAATGAAGATGAAAAAAATGATACTTCAGAAGATACTAATGATTTAGATAATAATGGTAATGATTCGACAGATGGAAACGATACTACAGGTGAAGGCGAAAACACGGATGATGAAGATGAAGAAAATGATGAAGAATTAGAATTAATTAGAGCTAAAGCAAAAGAATTAGGAATAAACCCAGGAAGAATGAAAAAAGAAACTTTATTAGCTAAAATTAAAGAAAAAGAAGAAAACGTTTAAGGACGTGATAATTATGTCTGAAGAATTAAAAAAGAAAATTCAATCAAAATTATCTTTTAATATTGAGTATGTGAAAGCAAGATTACAAAAAGAAACTAAATGTCAAGACGAAGAAACTATATATAATGTTTTGTATGATGTTATAATGATAATTCTTAATTATACACATCTTAATAAAATACCAGATGAATTGGAAACGATACTTTTAGAAATTGCAAAAGATTACTATTTCTTAAATGGGTTTAATGATATAAATGATTCATCTAATGGTGAAAATGAAGAAAATATTATTAATAATGGTCAGACAATTAAGAGTATTCAAAGATTAAATGAAAAGATTGAATTTAATGAAGAAAGTAATATTACAAAAATAAACGGTAGAAATTATTCTACAGGGACAATAGAATTTGATGAAGATACATTATTAAAAAAATATAGTAATAGATTAAATCGCTTTAGAAAAATGAGGTGGTAATATTGTCTATTTTTGATGCTATATTAAAAAAAGAAAAAGCAGTATTGGAATTAACTTATGATGCTAAGATGAAAGTTATACGTAATACCTCAAAACAAAAAGTTAATGGAAAGACTAAATATAACAGTGAAGTTATCTACAAAGATGAAGCTTGTTCTGTAGGGAGAGATAGTAAATCAAAGGATAACCAAACAACTTCAACAAATGAAATAGAATACACAGAAATACTATTTACAAAGCCAGAAATTGAAATAAAACAAGGTGATACTATAGAAGTTACGTTAAAAAATGGCAAAGTTGTAAGGTATAAGACAGGAGAACCTAATTGGACCTCAAGTCATCAAGAAATTATCCTGGAAAGAGAGGATAGAGCATAGATGGCTAAAATGGGAAGTATGGATATTTCTGATTTTATAAAATTGAGGGATAATCTTAATAAAATGAGTGAACCCAAAATATTAGATAAATTTATGCGAGAATGTGTTGCCGAAATTGCAATGGAAGTTCTTAAAAGAACAATAAAATTGACTCCGGTTGGACAGTCAATGTCAATTGCAGAAGCACTAACAGATGAATCAGGAAATGAAATTCGTTATAAAAGAGGAAACAAAAAAGGTCAAGTAAAAACAAAAGATAAAATTATTCATACCGGAGGGACTTTAAGAAGAGGTTGGACAGCCAAAACACAAGAAGAAGCTGAAAGTAGTAGAGGAAGTGGAATAAGCAACATTGAATCAACGGCTAAAACATTACGAGTTTCAAGAACAGGAGATACATATATCGCTTGGATTATAAACCCGGTAGAATATGCATCATATGTTGAATATGGTCATAGGCAAACACCAGGAAGATATGTTCCTGTGCTAGGTAAAAGATTGAAAAAATCTTGGGTACAAGGTAGGCATATGCTTCAAATTAGTATGCAAGAGGTTGAAGCTAGACTTCCTCAGTTTTTAGATGTAAAACTACAAGCTTACTTAAATCAAATATTTGGGGAGGATTAACTAATGATAAAAAAAGCAATTATAAAACAATTAGATTTAAATTTCCCAACATATGATATTTATGGAGAAGAAATTGAGCAAGGTTTTCAAGAACCTTGTTTTTTTGTACAACAATTAAATAAACCACGAAAAAAAGAAATTCAATCTTATCAAGATACTGTAAATTTTGATATTCAATTTTTTCTTGATGAAACTGAAGAAGATATAAATGAAAAATATAATACGATGGGAGATACATTATTTAATATTTTGGAATATTTAACAGTAAATCAAAATAAAAAAATTCGTGGTACACAAATGAATTATGAAATTCAAGATAAAGTGTTACATTTTTATGTGACATATATTTACTATTTGCAAATGGTTGATAATAAAGAAAAAATGAAATCTCTTGATGTAAAGGAGAGTGTAAAAGATGGCTAAAGCAAAAAAGACATCAGAAAGTACAGAAGAAAAGAAATACACTAAGCGTGCTATATTAATGGATATAAAAGGTGTAAAAAAAGATATTTTGAAAACTTTACTTA